GGGCCCTTTCGGGCCCCCTCGCGAACGGGATGTTTACCGTTCACCACCTGTACGGTGGAGTTCTTCCTCCCGGATTTTCCGGTGGAAGATGCGAAGCTCAATCTCTGTGGTTGGGTTGTTCCTAATCACCTCTGGAGTTACTATGTACAAGACTAAGACGCACACTGTACGAATTCCCTATCAGATGGTAAGTAAACGCTTTGACAATGGAGCTCTGTCGGGCTCGGAGTATGGTCCAGTACGGCTAATTACCGCACCCTGGTCTCGTACTACGAAATCGCAGGTCCCTGGCTGGCGTAAACGAATCATGAATGGGGAAAACGCAACTACCTACCTTAGTGGTAGTGAGGTGCGCGTTCGTTACAGCCCTGGCTATATCAGTCGCTTGACTTTTAATGGCTTTGGGTGTGTGCAGCTTACTCAGTTCGTGGTGGAGGGCATGCTAAGCTCTGTGCCAATCTGGATCGACCCGGCTAGTTTGTCGGGGTGGGCAGATGTAGTTACCAGAGTCGAAAACAAGGCGAAGACTGCCTACGTATCTAAAGCAATTCAAAAGCAGGTTAAACTTCAGGGTTTAACCGTTGTTGGTGAGCTCCGAGATACGTTGCGCTTTCTGAAGCGTCCTGGTCGAGCCCTCAGAGAGAGGATCGATCAGTACGCCCGTGATGCTCGCCGGAACTACCGGCGGTCTCGCGGAAGTCCCCCGAAGGTACGGAAACGTACCTTAAGGGACACGTGGTTGGAGGGCCAATTTGCAGTAAGACCTCTCGTCTCTGATATCAGCGACGCGATGACTGCAATTGGGCATTTAAACGACGAACTCGTCGGCGAGTCTATAAATAGTGGCTGGATACGGGAAGTTCTTCCTGTAAACGAGTCCATTATGAATAACTCGAATGCTGTTTCCCCACTTGGTCTAAAGTGGGAGTACACCGAGACCAGATACTGTACTAGGTTTGTACGGTATATGGGTCGTGTTAGCGTTCCTGCTGATGCGACGGGTAGACGCTTGGCCCTTAGGACCTTTGGGTTCTCCTGGGATCAGTTCATACCCACTGTATGGGAGTTAATTCCGTACTCCTTCCTCGTTGATTATTTCACCAATATTGGTGATGTAATCCAGTCAATGTCTTTTTGTTCAGCTGATCTTAAGTGGACCGCAAGGTCGCAAAGAGACTTATGCTCTGGGCAAGTCGGTTCTTTTTACATGAAACCTAAGACCACTAGTCTTACATGTAAGACCGTTAGCGAAGTATTGACTCCGCCTACCTACTCCTTTGAGAGTAAAGCAGTTCACCGCGATACGTACCTGGGCTCTCTGGTACCTCGTTTTGAGTTCCAGATCCCAGGGTATGGCGTAAAGTGGCTTAACATAGCTGCTCTCGCTCGACTTTCACGGGTTTAATTCACCTCTTTGGAGATAATATCTCATGACTGTTGCTTTATCGACTCCGGTCACCGGCGGTGCACAGACGGGTTTTACTAGCCCAACTTACACCGTCGCCCTGGATACCTCTGCCCCGTCCGCAAGGACTAAGCAGTATGCCGTTACGGCCGTTGGTGGTACCCAGACGGGTGTTCGAACGTCAACTGTCGGCGACCCCTTTACGATTGGATATACGCCTCCGGCGGTCCTTCGAGGACCCCCTTCAGCGAATCCCATCACGGGGAAGTACGGACAGATTCCTTTCAACGTCCACAAGCTCAATTCCCGCAAGGGAGTGAATTTCGCCGCTAATCAGGTGCCAGTAACCAACTTCATTAATACCGATATCGGTATTGGTGCGGGTGGTGAAAGCTATGACGCAGCGAACATACGGGCTATGATTGCGCTCCATATAGGAGCCCTGAACCAGTTTTCTGCTGGACTCGGTGATAGCGTCGTAACGGGTATCCCTTAAAGCGGGAACCGTGACTCTGCTGTCTACAATCTTACTTAGATTCTAAGGAGGCTACTTTAACGGTGTCCGCAAGGATTTCCGCTAAAGAAGATAACCTCTGGAGCTCTACTTGAAAATAGTAGAGTGCCTCGAGTAGGTCCTGCGGTTTCATAGTGTCTCCCTCGTTCGAGGGGGCTGCTGTGTCCGTGGTACCCATTTTCGGCTCCTAAAAACTAAGTGTAACGTATGTGTGTGGAGAAAGGTATGAGTGGCGTGACGCCCGATGCTCTTTACTCGAATCTTCTGACTGATCTAAGCAACTACGTAGATGGAAGTCTACTGGACCTTTATCGGGTCCGGAAAGATTTTCCTGTAGATGCGTCTCCTAAGGAGGTCGCGGCTATCTCGATCGCTAGATCCCTGCTAAAAAAGTGGGAATACGATTCTAACGATAAGAGAGATAGCGTGGCCCTACTGAAATTCCTTGAAGTCAATAAAGACTGCAAGGGATGGGAGCTGCAGCTAAATAACTCTCACGAAGAAGAACTCTTCGGCAGCTTAAAGCAGGCTGTCTGGGACTTTTTTAACGTGGGTGGTCATCCTCTGGTTGGGCACGTGAATGATCTCCTCTCGCGAGGATGTTCTGGACCGGGTTCATCGGTGGATGGGAGAGGCGGGGACTTCTATACGAAGTTCTTTGACTCCCCCTTAAGCTGTACTAAACAGTCACTCGTAGATAACTACGAGAGGTATGTAAGGAACTTCCCTGAGTGGGCTGGTGGTGACAAACACCGTAAGCTCATCAGAGGAAACCGCATAGTTGAAGGTAATCGTTTAGCCTTCGTTCCTAAGAACGATGAGACTTCGCGGACAATTTGTATCGAGCCAACGCTGAATATGTTCTATCAGCTTGGTTTGAATGAATTGATCCTGCAGCGGCTTAACCACCGCTTTGGGATTAACCTCCCCATTCAGCAGGCTAAAAACCGTGAACTCGCCCGTCAAGGCAGTGTAACCGGTGGTTATGCAACCATCGATTTAGAATCTGCCTCGGACTCGATGTCATTGCGGATGCTTGAAAACATCCTTCCAGGTGAATTCTTTGCCTGGCTCAAACTTCTCCGAAGTGAGAGAACAATGATACCCGGGTTAGGGTACACAGTGACTGACATGGTGTCGACTATGGGGAATGGTTTTACCTTTTCCCTCCAGACGGCGCTGTTTAGCTGTGTTGTTAGTGCGGTCTTCCGTGTAAGGGAGGAAAAACCTCTCTTTCCGCGCGGAAGATGTTGGGGGAACTTCGGGGTCAATGGGGACGATATTATTATACCTACCGCTTTAGCGGGGGATGTGATTCGTCTTCTTGAGATCCTTGGGTTCAAAACCAATCGCGCTAAGACCTTTGTAGAGGGTCCGTTCCGTGAGTCTTGTGGGGGTGACTTTTTTAAGGGTTACCCCGTTCGTGGCGTATACGTAAAGACGTTACGCTCACCTCAGGACCGCTACTCTGTTATTAACCAGCTTAACCTGTTCTCTACAAGAACTGGGCTATTACTACCGCATACCGTAAAATACCTGCGCGAAAGCGTTCGGTGGCTTCCGGTTCCCCGGTGGGAAAGCAGCGACTCAGGAATCCAAGTGCCTTTTGTTCTCGCAAAGAACTCCCTTCGCATCTGTGAAGAAACTCAAAGTTTCCTTTACTATGCATGGGAGCCCAACGGAAAGAAAATCCGTATTTCTGAGCGAGCACTTGTCGTCCCTAGAGGCTTAAAGCCGCGAGCTTACAACCCTGGCGGGTTGTTCGTTAGCTTATTACAGGGTGGAATTAACTCCTTTGCTATTGGTGTTAGGCAAGACACCGTGGTTTATAGGAGGAGGCGTCGCACCGCCCCAAATTGGGACGGTTCGATTTGCAGCGCTTTTCTCGCGAGAGACGAGCTCTGCTATGAGCCGCCGATTAATCACCGGCGGATCATGGATGAGCGGTGGAATACCGCCGCCTACCTTAACCTCACTTCTTTGTAAGTTGTGAGAGGGTAGGTGAGAAGGTGAAACCTTCCGGGAAAGTGCTGCCTAGCACTTTTCCGT